CTCTGAGGATGCATAACACATTGCAGATATCCCGATAAGGGTCGAATAGATTTGTTTCGTTGAATTGGGATTGCATCGCTAGAATACACATAATACGACTGATAAGTTAGACCGGTGGATACAACGGCGATATCGAGTGTACGGCGCCATGAATCACGGATTGGGTTCCTCCAGTAAAGAAGGGATGTCGCGAATACGGCGGCGGGAATGGGCGCAAAATGGGTGGTGGTGGAGTGGGCATAGGCATATACCGCAGATGGGACAGATAACCAGGCGCAATACCAGATAAAGTGCGCTTGTGCTATAGGCAGGGTCAATATCATCCGTGTAAATCAATATATAGTCATATGATTATATATTTATAACAGTTTATTAATTAATACATTTAATCCGTCAATGGTCCAACTGATTCCCGGCATCCCCAACCCGACAATGGCAGATATCGAACATGCGATTCGTGTGGGTCATCGCGACGGAAGCGCAGCGCTTATACAGCGGACTCTTCGAGAGATTCAATCTAAATCCGGCGCGGGTGCACTACTTCATCCTGCCGAAGAATATTTCTTGGAACGCGCCACGAATGTATAATAATTTGCCATATTCTTTTGTAAAAGTCGATAACTCCACGCAAACCCCATACAATAAATACCAATAATCAATCCTTGCGTTATAAAATGAATCTCTCGAAAATGCAACCTATTTATATATATAAACGACGACAATTCGACCAATCTGAAATATGAATACGTTAAAAGCTGAATAAACGACGCTGCCATATTTAAGTAGACGTATTCCGCATATTGTTTATGTACATGATAGGTTATGTATAACATAATATTCGATTTCTCAAGAATGTTGTATGCAGACCGGATACTGGCATAACTCTCGTTAGATGATAGCGTGGAATTAAGTATATATATACCCGCAATGTGATGAAGAATAAAAGGGGCGTGTTTTTTGAGTGTATCGTTGTTCCGAACGATGCATAAATAAAGGTAGATCGCGTCATATATATAAAACCCAATACTAATGTGTATTGCATAATCCACTTCGTAATCGTAATTATAAGAACCAAGAAACAAGAGACAGTGAATAAAACTCACAATATTGTTTGTTAATGCCGGTGGAGTATGTTTTACGATTTCGGTTGAAATCGTGTGCCAAAAGCATACGATGGGTATAAGATACTCTATGTTGACCATTTGGGATGGAGGCGATACGATAGTATAATATAGTATAACAGTAAGTTCGTTTTATATTATTAGAGGTCATATAACTATCATTGCAGTAGTCGGGTTCGCGTCGTATCCTCCTCAACCTCGCTCAATATAGATGATGGGGTTTTATCTGGTTACCATAAAAAAATAATTGATAACATACAAGCTAAGTATATCATCAATCTCCGAGATTTGTTGTTTGGTCGTGCGCCAGCGTACTACCGCGATGAGTTATGAGTTTGCTTTGCGTCTTCTATGTAAAGATTTTGTTCTATACACTCGTAAAGATTTTTTATTTCTCTTTGTTGTCGTCGACTTTTTGTTATTTTTTCTACGCACGGTTTTCATCTTTTTTTGGCTTTTCTTTTTTCTAGTATATTTTTTATTATTATTTTTATGTGCAGATCTACCTCCCTGCTTGTTATCATTCTGTGCTAGGGCTGGGGGAACAAACTCTCTTGCTGTTACAAGATGATCGTAAGATGGTTTGACTGAGGCTGGGGCTGAGGCTGGGGCTGGGGCTGAGGCACCACTGGACGCAGATGCTTGCTGTTGCTCTTGATCTTGCTCTTGCTGTGAGATCGCGTAAGCCGACTCACCAAACTGCGGAACGGTTTCAAGCGTTCGCTGCATATGCATCAACTTACGTGGATCTTCCCGCCACCCCGCCAACCCCCCCTCCTCCATCAATACCTCATCCTCCTTCAACTTCGGCGGTAACTTAGAATAGTCAAACCCGTGTTTCGTATATAATGCTAACATTATCTTGTGCATCGGCAATACATTCTGCTCTTTAAGTCGTGTATATGAGTCATGTATAGCTGTTTGTTTATATCGTTCAGCCAGTTCAAATATCTCATCGTTAAGTGATTCTGTATTTTTAGAAAAAAATAGTTTTATCAACTCTTTTCCAGCTTCACGAATTCGTTTGCGTACATCTTGTGAAATACCACTAAATAATTTGTCGTGGCCTATTAATGTATCTAATTCCTGAATAAGTAGAGAATATATCTTAGGTGTGCTATCTTGCTTCAAACGCCCGTGCTGATCCAGTTGGATAACACGTATATGTTTATATTGTATCGCTCTAACTACAAATTTCAACAAGTTTGATGTCATAATGAAATACTTTTCTTGTAGACTGTTTGTTACAAAATCATGCAATATGTTTAGAACATTGCGCAAACATTCCAGGACTCCACTATCCGCCCCCGGAAATGCAAAGTGTAACTGGACGACTTGACTTGTAGAGAATGCATCCTTTTCCAAGGTATAATCTAAACCTAATAATGGTAATTCTTGTACAATTTGCCGACCCTGTAGTTCGGGAAAACGGCCAGCAAATGATTTTAACTTATCGAACCCAATGTCAGAAACTTCAGCGATTACATCCGGTGAAACAAGTTTGCTTACTTTCATAACATTACCAACTCGTGATGGAGCCACATAAAGATTACCAACTTCTCCTTTTTTAAATGCAGCCCATGAAGCATTATGGCGTTCGTAATGAACCTCTGATGGAGCATCAATCGATGATGTAAATACAAAAAGAAGTAACTCTCGGCATTCGAGTGGGGGGATTGAACGGAGAACCGCATATACATCGATATCGGATACTTTTTTTGGAATATGTAATTCTTGCAGTTCCTCTATGGATACATCCGAGAAACACGCAAGCAGTTGAAGAAATGTTCTTCCAATAAATACAAATCGAATAGCATTTTCGTGACAGAGTGTATTTAAAAGTGCAAAAACAAAAAATGCCCTACAATTATGCCTAGTACTATTTAGATCAATATAATCTCTCAACCTACCTTGCCCACCCAGCGTAGGGTTCATCGTTTCCAACAATCTTATTATGTCATCATCACTCATTTGGCGAATTTCCGTTAGAGTTTTAAACAATCTCGGGAGACTACATTTAAATATAGCATGGAATAACGAAAGACCCCATTGGGGGGGGCATCGTAGTTCAATCTCGCGTCTAAAATCATCAAATCCAGGGTCTTGTGCTATCGCCTGGTCCTCCTCCATCGACTGCCTCACCATCGACGCTGCCGCCGTCGCTTTCAACCTCAGCGCTATCTGCCTCGCCGCTGTTTGCTTATTCGCTTCCAGCAACGCCGCCTTCATCCTATCCTCATGTTCTTTCAGTTTTGTCGCCTTCGCTTCAGCAGCCTTCTTTTCCGCAGCAGCCTTCGCTTCAGCAGCAGCCTCCGCTTCCGCAGCAGCTTTTGCTTTAGCAGCAGCCTTTGCTTCAGAAGCTTTTGCTTTAGCAGCAGCCATTGCTTCAGCAGCTTTTGCTTCCGCAGCAGCCTTCGCTTCCGCAGCAGCCTTCGCTTCAGCAGCAGCTTTTGCTTCCGCAGCAGCCTTCGCTTCCGCAGCAGCCTTCGCTTCAGCAGCCTTCGCTTCCGCAGCAGCCTTCGCTTCAGCAGCCTTCTTTTCCGCAGCAGCCTTCACTGCAACGTTCTTTTCTAAATAATCTCTCAAATTGTCTCCTGTCCACGGAGCAAATTTAATTATGTTAGATTTGGATTTGTAGTTTGCATTCAACAATACAGCAGCATCATCGAACCTCTCGGTTTCGATTGCATCCATAACATCGAAGGTTGCAAAACCGAGGAACTCCTGGTTTCTTGATCGTGTAATCTCAACTAACTTCTCAGCATCAATCACTTTCACCGCAGAAGAAGATTTAGCGGTCGCAGAAGAAGCAGTATCGACCACAGAAGAAGCAGTATCGACCACAGAAGAAACCGGGGTCTGGACTGAAGAAGAAGAAGATGTACCCTTTTTCGCATCTTTCGCATCTTTCATAGCTTTTCTGGCCTTGGCTGCAAGATACGCCTCACTCTGGGGTTGTGCTACTGGTGCTACCGCTTGTAGTTTTACGCGCGGGGAGGGTAGGCAAGATTGTCCAGCAGTCATCTTGACAAGTTCAAAAGGGGGTGTTTCAATATTGCATACAGAAAAATCGCACTGTAAGTAATGTTTGAATTGTGTAGCAACAGCACCCATTTGTGCATAAACGAAGTTTAAAAACTTAAAATAAGAATATTGACCGTTTTCTTCTTTGTATGACAAATAATTCTGTCGTGCCATCTCAAATATACGTGGATCTTGTTTGCACCCTGGCAAAGCATCGCAAATTGATACATACAATGAAATTGCAGACGTCAGAGGAACAACCTCATCCATTAGCTCAAACCTAGGTGGGGGTGATACAACAACTTCAACATTGGCAGCAGGTTCACTGTTCGTATAATCCATTAAATATAAAGGAATGCCGCTATCAGAAGAACAGTCTTTCCGTCTTAACATTAAAATAGAAACACCTGTGCTTTTTTCTTCTTTTCCAATCAAAGACATAAATTTTGCAGTGGCAGATATACCATTAGGTCGGCCTTCCAGTGTAAGACTTAAATTTTGAGAAGACTGTGGCGACCTCAATAAACAAACTGCAACATGATACATTGCAGCATCTATATATTCTTTGATTGTTTTATGTTCCAAAATATTAACATGCTTCGTATATGCTATAATAAACATAGTAAACATATCCATTAAAAAATGACTATAATTTTCAAACATAACATCGTTAATTTGATGTAAAGAATCGAAATATTTATTAATCATAACAATCAATAAATGGACAAATCCATTATTTTCTTTAGAAAATCTAATTGCACTAATCAATGGTCCCATCTCACTCGAACGTTTCGCAAATGGCTCGTGTAAAAATTTATATAATTTTGCGTATAATGAAAGAATCTTAGATACCTTTTCTGTTATAACAATTACCGCCTGGCGTACCTTGGGACTAGAAGGACTATTACCAATTTTAAGGTCATGAACTATCGTAATAAACACATGTTCATTAATATACCTTATCAACTTTACTAGTGGTTCTGGTAAAATGCCAACAACAATCGGGTAAATTTGGGTAAGATCTGAGATATTTGACAACCTAATATTAAACTTAAAAGCTATCCAAATCAAGTAAATAACTTGACAATTGTTGGTTATCATATCGTCAATATGGCCCAATATAGTTTGTAGATTCATGGCAGGGTCGTCGTTAAATTCACTATAAGCTGCTAGGAAAATTTCGTCACGGTTTGAAAAATGCACCCATTCAAGAGTGTCTAAATGATTTCTACAGGCTAGATCATCACCACATAATATATCAAAAACCGATCTAAAATCTACATAATTCGTATGTAAATGGGAACGAATGGCCGCTTCAACCGCTTCGGTGGATTGTGGCGGTTGCATTATTATATATAATTATGCCCTATTTTATTATACACCTATTATATTTTACACTATAACATATGCTAAACATATTTTGGTAGTAAGTTATTCAATTCGCCGAATTGATTGAGTTAGTCTAGTGTGCGTGTGCATTGAACCTTTTTGCATGACAATACTACCTATAACTGGTTGTACATATTGGCCGTTTATGAAATGCGTCATCAACATTTGCAACGGCGTGTTCTAGCGGCTCACACGCTACCGAATGATGATGACGCGTGTGCTTGTTTGAACGAATATGGCGTTCATAATCCTTTTTATTTCTTGTTATAAACATACAAGTTTGACAATTATAGATTGCGAGATTTTTACGTTCCGACATCTATCGTGATTATACCTTATTCTGGTACATAATGACGATATAATAAATATGGGGGCATGAACGCTTCGGTGTCACCGCAGCAAAGGAGTCATTCTTTCTCAATAACAACTTTCTTTGCAACTCGGCGTATAACCTTGGCGATATTCCCGTCCTTCTCTCCATCAGTTGCCACCTTGGAAAGTTTGAAATATGTTTCATTCTCTCGCGTGTAGCTATTCATACAACTCGGGTTTGCCTTTGCCCATTCACTCACAAGTGCCACATTCTTATGTTCGACCGCTAGGACCGCGTTTACCATTTTCTCGTGTTCCGGGCCTTCGCGTTCCCACTTATTGTCATCCTTAACATATAAGGTTTCGCGCTTGACGTCGCTACAATGAACCGGGCGTTTGTATACATCTGTTTTCTGGAGGTTGTCAATCAGAATATTCGACATTCCTTCAACATAACCGAGTCGGCCTACATTTTCCAAGTCGGTTATGTTCAACTGAATCGAATTCACGAAATCCTTCATATTCATCGCGTCTTTGCATTGCTCGTTCAGGAACAGGTTCATATTGAAAGTGTTGTTATTGTTGTGGCTATTAATTACCGCATTATCGCCACTTGATGCAATTGCTGGTGCCGCCGAGGTCTGAATCGTATCCGACGAAACGGATGATTTTGAGGATGACTTCATCATATCCAATATTTGCGACTGAAACTGGGCGTTATTCGCCATCATCTGCATCATTAATTTCATATTCATTTTCATTTCACGATTTTCATTCGTAAGATTTTTTATTTGGTTAGTAGCGATTTGGCCAAGAACAAGAGACGAGCTTTTATTTATAATGAAATTTTCTGTTTGCGATGATGTATCTGTGTCATTGTCGAAAGATTCGCCGATATTGTCTGGTTCATCGTATATATCGCTATTCGTACTGAGATCGGCATTCACATAAGGCGCTTTATACGTACACGCCATTTTGTGTCGCCATAAACCCGAGTGATACTTATATGATTTCAAACAATATTCACAAGTGTATTTGTTTTTTACGTTATTTTCTATATAAGTTGACGTTGTATTGATTACTGGTTGAAATTGAATATGTGTTCTGCGTTTGTGTTTGAATGTCTCTAAATGCTTGTTATATATGCTTTGCTTACAACATCTAAAGCTACATTTTTCACATAAAAAACTTGATTGTTTTTTGTCAGATTGATTCAATAATTCACTATTTTTATCATTTTTCTTTTCATTCGGTGTAATGCTGGTATGTTGGTTATATGAAGGCAACGGTTCAATGCTATTCAAGGTGGCTTTTAATGATATAAAATATTCTTGTTCTCGCTTTCTTGCTTCAAGATGATTTTCGCAATTGAAAAAATCAACTATTTCCATTTTCCAGTTCTCCCACCCTCCATTTTTTCTAATGACTTCATATAATTTACACTTGTATTTGTTCGAGTTGTTCGCAGAACACATTTTATGTGCATGTTTTCTTTGAACAAAATTTGTAGTATGCCCTACGTATATATCATTGATATTTGGGTCATAACACGTTATTTTGTAAATAATCGTGTTTGAATAATCAATGGTCGTTTTTGGCATGATCTTATAATTATCTTATAACGCTTAATGTATCCGGGTTGTATCTTAGAAGTATCTTAAAATGTCCCGTATTTATCTTATACATGTCTTATACATTAAAATTTTAGTACATAAACGAGATTTGTTAACATAATTAGATTGGTTGGGCTGTATCCTATAAAACATCTTATAATGATACGTAAAATGTCCTAAATGTCCTGAATGGGCTTCGCTGCCGTTCGCCGGCCGATCCCCCAAAAATTATCAGTAAGCGTATTTTGTGCAAAAAACGGGAAATGTGAGCATTTCAGTCATAAACCCATTTTTTGGGTATTTTCGAATTCGCGTTTTTAAAACTTCCACGCGCAAAGGGCAAAATGGACATTTTTCTGGACATCCAAAAATGTCCAATTTTGGGGGGGGGGTCAAAAATGGACATTTTTGGTTCATGGATTTTCCTATTTGTAAACGAAATATTTTCGACGGTTTTATCATTGAAACATCATTTGGCGGATGCCCAGAATCCAACCTTTACAAATTACTTATTTTGAACGGAATATTTTCGGCTGATTTGTTATCTCTCGTATATATATAATTAATTTCATACGCCGAGTCATTATAACTGTAAGATGAACGATGAAAAGCCGGAGGTAGGTGATTTTAACGCACATCTATCATCGCTTGTAAACCTCGAATTAGTTACTAAAAGCAAAATCACCGCTAGCAATACTTCTTGGTTTTTCAAGATTGTATTCCCAGATATTCCAGAACTAAATGGTGTAGAATTGGTTGTTCCTCTTTCAATGAAAAAATGGCCTCATTACACGTATGACGAGATATTCAGACGTATTAACGCACAATATCCAGCGATAACTTCACCATCATTTAATGGTCAATCTTATCGTCTCCAAATTTATCTTGAAGGACAAGACGTAGAAGGATTCGGTCCAAAAGAACAAACAAAAGACCTACCAAACGGGGCTACAGTTGAATTACGATATCATCGGTCATTAAGGGTCCCAGTTCCTAATATAGAAGGGGTCTATGAAGCAGGTGCGGCTGCTAGACCGAATCAGTTGGACGATCCTGAAAATAATTGGAGATATGACCTATGGGAAGAAGATTGGGGTGATGATGCTCCTGCTCCGGTTCCTGTAGCTGATGCGAGGGCTGCTGCTGAAGTTCAGGCTGCTGCTGATGCGAGGGCTGCTGCTGAAGTTCAGGCTGCTGCTGATGAGAGGGCTGCTGCTGATGCGAGGGCTGCTGCTGATGCTGCGAGGTCCGCTGCTGTTCCGGTCGACCCCCACCCACCATTACTTCACCAACGCAGCCACACGATGATGACGTATGATCATAAATCGGGTCGATACGTGGAACCCATACTTGACGGCACGAGCGGAGAGTGGATGACGTGGAACCCCCAGTACGGTTGGTACAGTAGACCGACACCCCGCTGGTCTGGGCAGGCATCAGTACCTGGGCAGGTTATGGAAGCACCGCCACCGATGATTTACCCCAACAACGGCGGATCACAAACTCCGGGACCGTATCCGTATGGAGGGAAGAAACCGCAATCAAAACGTGGAAAGAAAAAATCAAAGTCCAAATCAAAGACCAAAAAATCAAAGACCAAAAAATCAAAGTCTAAATCCAAACGAAATAATCGCCGTTCATATAAGCATTAAATTACCATAAAACACATCTTTATCAAGTGTGTATATCAACCTCAAATAATATATATTACAGACAAAATACATATTATTCATGTGTCTTTTTTTCGATCGCCACGCGCTTCGCTACTTTTCGAATAACCTTGGCGATGTTGCCTTCCTTGTCTCCACCCGTTACTGCCTTGGATAGTTTGAAGTATGTTTCATTTTCTCGAGTGTGGCTATTCATGCAACTTGGATGCGCCTTGGCCCATTCACTCACAAGCGCTACGTTTTTCTGTTCTACGGCTAAGACCGCGTTCACCATTTTCTCATGATCAGGACCTTCACGTTCCCACTTGTTGTCATCCTTGACATACAGGGTCTCTCGCTTAATATCGCTACAATGAACCGGTCGTTTGTATACATCCGTTTTCTGGAGATTGTCGATGAGAATGTTCGACATACCTTCGACATAACCTAAGCGCCCCACATTCTCCATATCAGTAATGTTCAACTGGATCGAATTCACGAAATCCTTCATGTTCATTGCATCTTTACATTGCTCGTTCAGGAAGAAGTTCAGGCTGTACTGCTGATTATTATTCGTAGTATTGAGACTATTTGTATTCGTATTATGGCTATTTGATACTCCACCTATTCCACCGCTTTTACATATTTCCATCATTTTACTTTGAAGTTCGGTGTTTTGTTGAATAAGCATAATCATTGCCGCGGTTAGTTCTTGGTTCTTGGTTATAACTTCACACAAATACTGTTCGGTCCCTACAGCGGCACTCGGGGCGCTGCTTGCCGCAGTGGTCGATGTGACAAGCACCGGCGATCCTTGACATATGGATCTATGTTTGTATATACTTGTGCGATGTTTGAATACCTTTTTACAAGAAGTGCAAGTATAGGGGTCCGACGTAATCGGAGGCGTTTTTGTGTGGTATGTGGCGTTTTCTTGATGCTTACGTGTCATTAAATGGCGTTCGTAGTCGGATCGGTTACTCGATATATAGTGACATATTTCGCAGTGATACGATACTTTGGTTTTATCGTGTGGCATTGTGTGGTCGCATCTACTCTATATTACGACAAAAAAACGCTTAAATCGGCGCGGACCTCCGACGGACCACCCGCCGCCGCCGATCCCCGAAAAAAGTCAGTCAGCGTGTTTTTCGACTAAAAATCGGAATTGTGAGCATTTCAGTGTCAAACCCGTTTTTTCGTGTTTTCGAAATCGTGTTTTAAAAGTCTCCGGCGCAAACAGCAAATTGGACATTTTCCCAGGATTACGACAAAAAAACGCCTCCGGAGACCATACTGCACAACACTAAGGGGTAAACTAGACCATATATGGTCAGACTACAACGTACAAATGAGGCAACACTAGGTAGCCGCCAAACCGCCAAAAACCCGGGGTTGAACCCCCCAAAACCGGGGTTGTAACTTCTGTATCCACGGAATCTTCAATTTTGGGGGATCAGATTTCAAACGGAATATTTTCGGCGAGAAAGTCGTTCAAACTTATATATTTGATTTTATAAGTTTGAAGGTTTGAAAATCCCGAGTTTGAACAAAATATATTTTATCTGATATATCGATTTTTCGCGATTTGTAAAATGTCGCATTCTTATTTTGAAATATAGTTGTCAGACGAAGAAAAGAAATCGATATCAAAATGGTTGGGGGATGATAACGAGGGATACTTCAAATTTTCATAATAAATATCAATGTTTAATTTTACCAACTCAAACTCATCGTTCACATTTTGAAATAATGTATTATTATTCTCGTCAATTATCAAATCATTTCTCACAAATATTGCATCAGACATACAAGTCGCGACTAATGCATACCCTTTACTGTTTCCTAATTTTTTCAAAGCAGTGACACTTGAACCAAACAGTTCATTTCCGGCCCATACCCAACTATCATTCAAAGGCATAACTTTATCTTTACCTGGATGTATATGATAATTCATTTCAATAGAAACTACTCTAGGTGAATAATTTTGTAGCTTATTCCATACATGAAAATCTTGACCATCGATGTCAATTGACAAGAAATCAAACTCCTTTGGTACGTTATATTTTGTAAATAAATCGTTTATGTTGGAAGCCGTAATGAACTCGATTTTAACATCATAAAAATTATTAGTACCACGGTTTGAATGATATGGTGGTTCGGTCGCGTCCATTAATAAACCGGTAAATCCGCGTCTTCTCAAATATGCTGTATTCCCCATTCCAGTATCATTACCGGCACTTCCAAATTCGACAAAATATTTATTTGTTGTTCCAATTACATCAAATATTTTTTCAAGTACTCCATCCTGTCCAAATTGCGATAAAATCTTTTTTTGGAACATATTCAAATCCGTCATATTATAATTGAGTAATAACTATATTATTATATATTGAAGTAATACTTATTCTTTATATATTATACCGACGGAATATATTTGGTGGATTCGAGATATTTTCATCGTCGTAGACCGAACTCCAAGCCAAGAATAATTGCAATCATCGAAAACCAACTAAACCCGTAGTTCAATGATGCACCTCGAATCTTTCCATAATAACGGATCATAAAGGGGAGCATGATAAAAAAGAGAACCCAGGATAAAAACCAGCCAGTAAATGCATACGCGGAGTATTTGATGATTTCGTCATATTTTGTATATAATTCGCGAATCTGGTCCATTGTATATATACAGTGGCTAATAAAGAAAATATTTCGATTGTTATGTAGAACGTGTATTTTTAGTGCGGCCTCTTCGAATGCGACGAACACGACGCCGAGTTCGAAATCTCCGAGATTTACTGTATTTTTTTCGATTTCCGCCACCACCGTATTTCGAAGAAGAGCCTTCGGGAGAACCCTTGGAAGAAGCAGAAGAAGCCTTGCTACTAAAAGTATGAATCGTTTCTAAAAATTTATGAAAATCTACTTGACAGCAGACACGTTGAATAGCATCAACATCAAATGTACTCAACATCGTACTCAAATTAAATATAAAGTCGGGAACCCTTTGTATCGGATGGTAAACAGCTTCGTGTACTTGAGTAAACATCGCAGTTGTACTTGCAGTTTTTAAGTTCAACAGCAAGTGCCTAACTCTTTCTACATGTTTTAGTCCTGCATGAAAAATAATATTTTCAAAACGGTGCGTCTCATTCCATCTGTCGGACTGTTTATCTTTTGCTCGAAACATTCGTAAAAATGCATACACATCCGCCGAAAATCGGTGTGTGTTAAAAATGCCCATTCTAAACCAATATTGACCTTTAAGACCTTCATATTGGGAGTCAAACCACCCCGCTTCTTTATCAATTATTATACGGTGTTGTTCAATAATGTAATCTTTCCAGTTTTCTATTGTGCATTGGTGTCCTTGTTTTACTATGTGTGGATTTTCAAAAATAATTTTTTGTAAGTCGTCTATTGACTTAATATTATCTGATATGCTACTGTAGGCTGCATTCGTAGTCCAGTTGGCGTCGACTATAAGTTCTGGTATACTGGTCAAATCAAGTATCCATTGAGGAATATCCGCCATACTCGATTGCGTCCGCTTCCAATCGGGTATATTTTTTACTGGATCGATCCAATGAGCTCGCGCATATTTAAACTCACATTTCCCTTTGTCTCTCTCGTCAAACACGTAACAATTTTGAAATGCATCGCGTAGTCTGTATATCCAACCTAATCTGTATACGCTTTCCCGGCTAAAAGTACAATAATCGTTGTCAGCTTCTAACATTATATCAAGTGGCAACTTGGTATCCTGTTCATTGTAATTCAAGAATGATAGGTATGCGTTTACATAGTCAATCTCACCAGATGTTTGAGTACCATGAAATTCACCAACTAACATTATAACCTTCGGTTGCTGGTCCAAAACATTATTGACAATAATGTGGCAAGCTGCTACACCACTAAGTAGGGGTCCTTCAGGTTTTAAAATTAATTCCATGTTTTACAAGACAAATAAAAATATATACTATTCAAATAAAATATTATATATTCATTCAGTTAAATACGAAATACAGTATAATACATTTTATGTTTTTATCTATAATATCTGATATATATTACACCGCCCGACGACGCCTACTTTTGATTTTTCGATATTTTCGTCGAGCCTTGTTGCGTTTTTTACTTTTTTTACCGCCACCACCGCCATCACAACCACGGTTTCTAAGTTCACACGCAGTTATACAAGTTTTATGGTCAATCGTCGCAGTGTGTATATCATCCTTGAGTCTGTCAATCGCTGTATCCAGCAACTTTTGTTGTTCTGGTGTTTGTCGTGGTGTTTGTTGTAATTCTAGTTTTGCTAGTTGATTTTGTAATCCACATATTATATTTTGTTCGTCGCTACAGTGTTTATTACAATCAATCGGCATCAATCAACAATGATATAACCGACAATTATAGAATATAAATTATCTCTATAAAATAATTAAATCCAACTACCACCTCCGCGAGTATTTCCGCGAAGATTTGCGCCGCCGCCGCCACCACCCCCCAATCGCGAATACTCGGATTGTTGAGGGGGAGCGCGATACGCAGCCTGTGCTGCAAACTGAGGTGGTGTTCCAACCGGCGCGTATTGTTGTGGAGGTGGCAATGACGCCTGTCCACGTTGCGAACCATTATAATTTATACTTTCGACAGCTGTTCCTGCTCTAATACCCACATTTTCCGTTCGCGCCCCAGGGCCGACATAATTCCCGAAATTGCCCCCGCCGCCCCCACTAATAATATGATTACCAGCATTTGATGATTGTTGAATATCCAAGTTTCGTTTCTGTTGCAACTGCTCTAAGGAAACGCTCCCAACCTTGTCTGGCGAATAATTGTCTGGCGGCGTTTCAATTTTATCCACCAAGTCAAGAGTCGCATAATTATACAACTGTCGCATTCCGCCATTTCCCTTCGCAGACAATTCGTCGGCACTTTGGTCTAAAAAACTGTAATTATCCGATGCAACACCGAATCCGCCCATACTCTCTCGACCCAATGAAAACGAGTTTGGTTCCCCATTGAAACTCGTAGCCTCATTATTCAATGCAACATTCTTCGGTTGAAAATGCTGGAGGATTTGTTCCCCATAAAGGACCATATGCCCCTTATTCAGGAGCAGGAGCGCGGGGACGCGGTTGACTTGGGGCGGTAGGAGGACCTTTTCCCCACTTTCGGTCAAAATATGCCAACCGCCAGTTCCGGATTTAACCCTCTTGTCAATACATAAAAAGTGAATATCATCCTGGACACGCGATTTAGACAGCGCTGTCAAAACGGCTTTTGATTTGTCACAATGATTACTATAATAAATGATACACGACATTCTCTATTACTAAATCATAGATAAGTTTTTATGTGTGTTTTTGACGCGTATTCCAAGAAAAAATTGATAGCAAAATGTTATAACAATATAATATAAACCGTTCCACTATTGTTTAATAACGCATAAAATGTCATCCGCGCCCGAATTGTCAGCCCCTTTTCACTCCGCCACCGCATCCTCTAAATACATCCCGCGCGTCGTTTCTAAAACCGACGAACGAGGTGAACTCAGATTCACCATCGACAAAATCAACGTCAGTCTAGCCAACGCTCTCCGTAGAACAATATTAGCTGACATCCCGACGCTCGTGTTTCGCACATTCCCATACGCCGAATGCAAAGCGTCAATAACCACAAACACATCGAGACTTCATAACGAAATTCTTAAACAACGCCTCAGCTGCATTCCCATTCACATAACCGACCTATCGTTCCCTCACACCGAATACTCTCTCGAAGTCGATGTGGTCGCAGATGGCAGTGAAATCCGCTATGTCACCACCAAAGACTTCAAAATGAAAAACAAGACCAATGGCAAGTACCTTACGGATGTCAAAGTCCACGAGATATTCCCGCCCAATCCCATAAGTGGCGATTTCATCGAGTTCGCGCGTCTCCTCCCGAAAATGACCGAATACGGCGAAGGCGAACGACTCACATTGACGTGCGACCTTGATGTCGGCACCGCGAAAGAAGACGGGGCGTTCAATGTGGTGTGTACATGCGCTTATAGTATGACGATGGACGCGACCAAGGTCGACGAGGCCTGGCGTATTAAGGAAGCAGAACTTGTGAAGGAAGGGGTAGCCGCAATTGGCAGCGAGGAAATGAAAGCCCAACGAAAGAATTGGGCACTACTTGACGCCCAGCGTCATACAAAAGACGACAGTTTCGATTTCGTGGTAGAGACAGTGGGAGTGTTCACGAATGCAGATATTGTGAATAAGGCGGCGCAGATTATGATCAACAAATGCACGAAATTTATCCGCGATATCGAAAGCGGCGAGAATAATATTATTCCTACGGTAAGTACACTTCAAAATGGGTTCGACATCGAATTGAAGGGGGAAGATTATACGCTGGGGAAGGTACTCGAATATTTCCTTCACGATAAACATTACGCGGAGGACCAGACAATTACCTATTGTGCATTTCGGAAGATTCATCCGCACAACCCGGATAGTATGATTCGCGTTGGATTTGCGGAGACCGTTGGCGTGGATGAAGGGATTGTTGCACAGTATATAACAACGTGTGCGCGGGATGCGATTGTGGTGTTTGAACACATCCGCGACCAATTCAGGGAATATTAACGGAGCGCAGGAGCGCAGGAACGCGGAATAAAAAAGTGTTAGAACACACACACAAATAATATTTTTTATTACTTACCTAATAACCGCCGAACCGCCGCCGCCGCCGAACCGCTGCTGTGCCTACATCCCCGCCGCCGTGCACGGTGTTTCTTTCGCAGGATGCTGCTGCTGCCCCTGAGGTGAATAGGATGGAACGTAGCTCTGTGTAAAGATGGCGTCTTCGGGGTCATAGACTGCAAATTCGGTTCCGTGCGTCAAGCGAAACAGGTTCGAGAACGCAAACACCGACAAAACCTTAGACGCTTGGATAGAGATTCCTTGCAACTCTTGAAACACCGCGACGACAGGGTCGCGATGTTCCGCATCGAACTTGTGGTAATAAAGGTAGATATCCGAGATGACTCGAGATTGCGCACTGAGTTGCTTGACGAGATTGTCGCTTGAACTGTGAGGTTGGTCCCTTGTTGTCATTGCATTGACAAGAACAATGTCAGTTCCATTAAGTTTGCAAAGGGCGTTGAATCGAGTCATAAGATTTCCACTCGCGATGAGGAAGGTAGTGACAAGTTGATTTGAGGCCGCGCTGGGTGTGGGTCTGGGTCTGGGGCTGGGTCTGGGCGATGTTGTTGTGTAAGGGTAGTCGTGAGACTGAGAACGCAGTAATGCCGGGCCGCCGCCGCCGCCGCCAGATTCAAGGTCAAGGTCTTCTTCTTGGACGGAATGAGGAGACAATCCATCGTCGTCGTCGTCGCCGTCGCTGTCGCATTTTGGTGAACAACCCCAATGCGAGTCTTCTTCTTCTTCTTGGTACCTGGAAGCGATGAGTGAAATCATTTGAATGGTTCGATTGAGAAACGCGAGTTCTTTAGCCATAATAAAGGCCAATACCGCATTGTCGATGCGAAGTTCACACTCGGTAGTCATAAATAGTGCAGATCTGCGAGCAGCCTCAGCAGCGTTTGCCACCATTGAAGGCAACATCCCGCTCATCATACTTTCGGCATCGCGTTTTTCGATTTCGGCTTCCCACTGCCGGATATTGGTGAAGATTGGAGACCCGCTCGAGAGATTTCTGCGCATCGCCATTGAATGATTGAGGAGGGTATATTTGATTTTGTCGCTGTCTCCAATGAAGAATCCGGGGAGATTGGTTATTTGTCTAACTGCGCCGTGGATATCGCCGGTTTTGAGAAAGGAGAACATTGTCGTCGTCGGGTTGTCGTCGTGTAGTATTGAACTTGGTGCTGGAGTAGCTGTTATATGGAGTGTAGATGAAAAAACATTTCAATTTTTTTGTGAACTGAGAAAATGAGTTTCCCGTTAAGGACCGGGGTTCGGAGTGCACAAAAAAAAACAGTCCTTCATATAAGGAGGAGGAAGAATGCCGAAAAATATCATTCTCATTGATAAAAGAGTCCAGGACTACGAGACAATCCTCGCAGCCATCGACACCAATATATGTATTCCAGTATTATTTGACTATTATACAGATACCATCGCGGATATTAAGGGGCGGATACTGGAGGCGGCGGCGGAGTGTATCGCTAACGATACAATAGAGGCGGATGCCGGAACCCCGCGATGCATCGGTCTACTTCAGCATAATTACAATCGTCCTTTTTATAATTTAGTCGCAGCGGACACGGAGGGGAGTGTGATTATGGGTGTAACCGACCACGATCCAGAACTCGCCACATGGGCGCCATTGCGCGACTTGATAGCGTGGTGTGCGACGACACCGGAAATCAACGCCGCGTATTTCGATATGATGGCGTGTGCGCTCTACTCTAATCCCGACTGGAAATATATTATTGATAAACTTACGGAGCAGACGGGTGCAACCATCCGCGCATCAACGGATGATACGGGGTCTGCTGCACAGGGCGGAGACTGGTTCCTGGAATCACATACCGGCGTCAATTTGAAGGGGGTATATTTCACGGAGGCGATTGAAGAGTATCGGGGGATTTTGTATTTGACTACTCCACATCAGAGACGGGAATATTCTACAAAAGGATTTGCAACCGGTAGTGTCGTCACGTGGGGTTCGGCCGCCGAAGGCGGCAATTCAACTACAGTAGCTGCAAGTTTATCTTCTGGTGTCGTTGCTATATATTCAACTGAGGAAGCATTCGCAGCTTTGAAAAGTAATGGTAGTGTTATCACGTGGGGGGGCATTAATGGCGGCAATTCAACTACAGTAGCTGCAAGTTTATCTTCTAATGTCGTCGCTATATATTCAAGTGGTGGGGCATTCGCAGCTTTAAAAAGCAATGGTAGTGTTATCACGTGGGGGTCCATTTATTCTGGTGGCGATTCAACTACAGTAGCTGCAAGTTTATCTTCTGATGTCGTCGCTATATATTCAACTGATGGAGCATTCGCAGCTTTAAAAAACAGTGGTAGTGTTGTGACATGGGGGCTCATTGATTACGGTGGCGATTCAAGCTCAGTATCAGCAAGTTTATCTTCTGGAGTAATCGCAATTTATTCAAGTAAGACTGTATTTGCGGCTTTGAAAAGCAACGGTAGTGTTGTGACATGGGGGAACGGTAATAACGGTGGCGATTCAAGCTCAGTTGCTTCAAATTTATCTTCTGGAGTAATCGCGATTTATTCAGCTGGCCCTGCATTTGCTGCTTTGAAAAGCAACGGTAGTGTTGTGACATGGGGGAACGGTTATTACGGTGGCGATTCAAGCTCAGTTGCTTCAAATTTATCTTCTGGAGTAATCGCGATTTGTCCAAATGGCTCTGCATTTGCTGCTTTGAAAAACAATGGTAGTGTTATCGCGTGGGGGCCAGATTATTATGGCGGTAATTCAAGTTCAGTAGCTGCAAGTTTATCTTCGGGGGTCCTCGCTGTGTATTGTGTTTCTAATGGATTCGCTGCATTAAAAAATGACGGTAGCGTTATCACATGGAGTGGTTCGTTTCAGACATCTACAATACCTTATTCAAGTTTGACTTCAGACATCGTGTCAATCTACTCAACCACCGAAACCTTTGCAGGTTTAAAAAGTAACGGAAGCGTTATCTTGTGGCCAACCAACACAATCACCTCTCATCCAGCCAACACCTCAATAATATCAGGAAGTTTAACTTCTAATGTCATTGCAGTGTATGTGAGTCGCGAGGGATTCGCAGTTCACAAAAGAGATACTAGCGTTGTAACGTGGGGTGAATATATCAATACTCCTGGAACTATAACAACAGGCGCTATTACGGTATATAGTAATAATACTGTTTTCGCTAGTATAAACTCAATAGCAACTACATACGATATGTCATATTCATATTACAGAGATATAGACCGATATAATATATTCCGTAAAAAGGAAAATCGCCGCCGAGCTAATTTTACAACCCTAAACAATAATGTATTTACAATATCACAACCAATAGATCTCCAACAATTCAACCCAACAATACCCACCAATAAAATATTACGTATTATTATTCCAGATTATGTGTCATCGATTTCTATAACATCTACTGCAACAGTTCCATTCGTATCGGATGTAAATTATATTGTTGCGTGTGATGAAGGTGAACCAGTTACGATATCCGGAACAACCTACGTGAATTATGGAACCTACATCTATCGTCGTGAGACAAATAACACATATACACAATTAACGAGCGCTACAATAAATAATAATTCATATGGATTATACGGTGGCGACGGCGTTAATTCCAGCGGTATTGCATTTGTTGTTCTCTACCCACCCCCTACAATCTCCAATTTCCCGAACATAACCAAAGTATCCAACGCAGCGCCATTTCAAATAACCGCGCCCACGAGCAATAGTACCGGCGCGTTTTTATATACAAGCAGTAATCCCAGTGTTGCCACCATCTCCGGAACCACCGTCACCATCGTTGGGTTCGGAACCAGCACGATAACTGCAATCCAAGCATCCGATAATGCGAACTATGGCGGTGGCAGCATAACCGCCACCCTCACAACCACATCCGCCAATTACTTCGGCGCGGATCTGTCCGGCTCCGATTTCACCAATATTTCATTATACGGTGCAACGCTGAACCTTACCAACTTGACAAATGCGATATTAGTATCTACCGATCTCTCAGGCGCAACCCTCCTCGGTGCAACCCTCGCCAATATTCTCTCGCGCGGCGTCATCGGACTCGCCACCGCTACCTTACCGCCAGGATACGTCGGCCGTGGCGGGTCCATCTTCGGCAATAATGTGCGAATAACTAGCGCAAATCTGACCAATGCAGATCTCTCCAACGTCGTCCTAACAAACTCCGATGTATCGGGTGCCATACTCACGGGCGCAACATTGACAAATATGCGCACCCTCGGTCTCGCCGGAACCGCGACAGCGACCCTTCCTACCGGGTATGTATTTCGTAATAGTATCATTGTCGGCCCTAATGTCTCACTCGTAGGGTCAGCGCTGACCTCCGCGGATCTCTCGGGCGTTTCCATTGCCGGCGCGGATCTCTCGGGAACCGTCCTAACCAGCGCCAACCTGACAAATCTGGTGTCTGGTAATCTGCGCAATGCATCCGTCAGCGCCACACCCCCAACAGTATTACCCACCGGTTATATTATATATAATAATTTCATTATCGGACCCGCCGTAAATCTCTCGAGTGCAACACTTTCAAACCTTGATATATCCGGCGCAGGAGTCGCGGATCTCACGCGAACCCGTCTCACCTCCGCCACACTGACCAATGCATCCCTCTTCAACATGGATATTAGTGGCGTGGATCTCTCGGGCGCAACAATCGCCGGTCTGCGTTCATTCGGACTCACAGGTGGAACTGCGACAGCCACACGTCTTCCTACCGGTTATTTCTCACGCACTAGTACCGCCAATACGGGAACCATCGTCGGACCCGCCGTCAATCTCTCGTCTCTCTCACTTCAAAATATCGACCTTACTGGCGGAATAACACTGACCGGCGCCAATTTCACAAATACGGATATCAGCGGTGCGTCCACAAACCTCGCCGGAATTATAACAGGAAATCTTACAGGATTAGATACCGCCACACTCCCACCAGGGTACGTCTCGCGCAACGGGTTTATTATTGGACCGCGCGTCGTCCTTCGCAGCGCCAATCTCTCGAATCAAAACCTAACCGGCGTCGATTTATCAGGAGTAGACCTCTCCGGAGCCAACCTGACGAATGCAATCTTGACAAATACCAATCTCACCGCCGCCATTTTCACAAACACGACCCTTACAGGTATCCTGACTGGTGGCATAACCAACGGCGGAACTGTATCTACACTGCCGTCGGGTTATTTTATCCGAGGTGGATTTATTGTTGGACCCAGCGTCAATCTCACCAGTGCAGCTGCAACAGGGATAGACTTATCAGGTGTCACCATAACTGGGTCAACATTAACAAATGCGGTGCTTACAAGCGCAACAATGACAAGAATTATAACAGGAAACCTCGTTGGTGCAGCAACCGCCACACTTCCCACAGGGTACGTTGCGCGAAACGGATTCATCGTTGGACCCGCCGTTATATTGCGCAGTGCGAATCTATCAAGTACGGACCTGTCTGGCATATCAATTGCAGGGTGCGATATATCCGGCACAATCCTCACGAGCGCAACCGTATCGAACCTAGTATCCGGAAGCCTACTTAATCCAACCCTTGCAACTCTACCATCAAGTTCCTACGTTATTCGTAATAATTTCATTGTAGGGCCGAATGTCGACCTTTCCGGCGCGGCATTATCGTCGCAACTGTTCACTGGTCTTACCATTGCTGGAGCAAATCTAACAAATGCGAATCTTACCGGGGCGACATTTACAAATACAAATATAACGGCAACAAATCTCGCGGGTGCAACAGTTACATCGATGATATGCGGCGGGGGAATAACAGGCGTCGACACAGCAACGCTCCCTTCCGCTGCATACGTCCCCCGCGCGGCGTATGGCTACTTTATTGGACCGCGGCTTATCATTCAAAGCGCGAATCTGGCGAATATCGACCTTTCTGGGGTATCTCTCGTAGGCGCCAACCTAACTAATTCTAACCTGACAACCGCGACAATAACGAATGCGGATATCTCCGGCGCAGTCCTTACCGGAACAACCTTAACGGGTATCATAAGTGGCGGCCTTAGTTCTGGATCCGGCGGTATAACCGCACCTACACTGCCGGCGGGATATTTTGTTCGCGCAGGACACATCGTTGGACCAAATGTGAATCTCGTCAGCGCCAATCTCTCGAACACTGATTTAAGCGGAGTATCTCTCGCAGGTGCTTCAATAGCGGGTGCAAATCTAGTCGGCGCCAACCTGACCCGACTTACATCTGGCGCAATAACCGGAACAGATTCTGTGGCCCTTCCAACGGGATATATTGCGCGTAATGGTTATATCCTTGGGCCGTATGTCCTTAATCGTGGTGTTTTAACCGCATTTTCCGGGATTGATATAACTGGATTACAGTTAACTGGTGCGGATTTATCCGGGTGTGTATTTACCAATTCAATAATGACAAATGTCGATATTTCCGCCACGAATCTCTCGCGTGTCGTGTTTACAGGAGTTATAAGCGGTGGTGTAACAGGTGGCGCGTCTACTGCCTTGACGATGCCGACGGGGTATGTCGTGCGTGGCGGATTCATTCTTGGAACCGGTGTTTCCATTCCTGGTGCAAATCTATCTGGGTTAGACCTAACCGACGTGATCCTGACAAATGCGAATGTGGCCAACGTCGACTTAACCGGGGCAACACTAACGCGATTGGTAACAGGCGGACTTCTCAATGCAACTACGGCAACAATTCCTACAGGATATTTCATCCGAAACGGATTTATCGTCGGTCCGGGTGTATCTCTCGCAAGTGCCGTATTGACAAATGTGGACCTGTCGGGGATATCTCTCGCGAATAGTGTTATGACGAGCGCAAATATTAGCGGCGCTTCAACTATTCTCACGCGTGTTCAGTCGGGAAACATAACTGGTCTTGCCACTGCGACATTACCGACAGGATATGTTGCCAGGAATGGGTTTATTATTGGCGCGGGTGTGAATGCGGCGGGTGCTGCATTATCCGGTCAAACCATAACAAGTATAAATATGACAGGAATCGATTTATCGGGGGCGGTACTTTCGAGCGCGACATTAACATCATCGACCCTAACGAATGCGAATCTGACAAATGCAACCGTATCGAATGTTCTATTGACGTCGGCCAATCTGAGCGGGGCGACAATGGTGAATACCAATCTCTCGAACTCATTTTTGTCATCGACCGTACTTACAGGTGCGAATATGACTGGCGCCATACTCTCGAATGCAACCTTAACTTCGGCCACATTGACGGGTGCAACCCTAACCAGCGCGGTTTTGACGAATACGGTTATAGGTGGTGGACTCGTTGGCGTATCCACAGCAACCTTGCCGACAGGATATGTCGCGCGAACTGTATCGACCGCAACAAATGGTTTTATTATCGGGCCGCGTCTATCGATACAAAATGTGAATCTTACGGGGACGGATTTGTCGGGTGTTGCGCTGACGAGCGCGAATTTCACGAATACCAACCTGACAAATGTCAACCTAACGAATACAGACCTTTCCGGTACAATATTTTCGAGTACAACGACACTGACTGGTGTCCGAAGTGGAGGTATAACTGGCGCGGCAACAGCAACACTGAGAACGGGTTATATTGTGCGAAATACGGGTGGTGCGAGTGGAAGCGGATATTTGATTGGTGCAGGAGTCAACCTGAATACCGCGGATTTATCGGCTGTAGATATGAGTGGTATTGTCCTGACGAGCGCGAGTTTTATAGGTGCAAACCTTACGAATGCATCCTTAAGAAATACGACACTTACGACGGCCAATCTCTCAGGCGCGAATATAAGAGGTATTCTTACGGGGGGTATAACTGGTCTTACAACGGCGACACTTCCGTCTGAATCGTATGTTGCGAGAGGCGGCGGAGGGGTGGTGGGTCATATCGTAGGCCCGAATGTGCGATTAATTTCCGCAAACTTATCGGGAACAGACCTGACAGAGTTGAATATAAGTGGGTGTGATATATCTGGCGCCAATTTTTCAGGTGCAATTGTCACCGCGATTCAAAGTGGCGGATTATTGAATGCAACAGCTGGAGCGGGGGCTACGATGCCGAGTGGGGCGCATGCAGTGCGTGGCGGATATTTAGTAGGGCCGCTGGTGTCTCTCGTTAATGCGGATTTTAGTGGCGTGTCGTTATCCAACGTGAATATATTTGGGGCGGATGTGAGTGGAACAATCATCTCATCGACGACGAATATAACAAACTTAGTAACAGGTGAGTTGCGTAATTCGGGGTTTGCGATACTGCCGGCGAATTGCCGAATGCATAATATGTTTATCGTGGGTCCGGGTGTTTCTCTCACTGCCGCGAATCTCACGGGGATCAACCTTACGGGCGCATCTATTTCACTGGCCAATCTCTCGAACGCGAATCTTACAAATGCGGTATTTACTGGCGCGGATATTTCTGGTGCGGTTCTAACCAATGCGAACCTGACGGGTGTTATCTCGACGGGTGGAGGTATAATAGGCGGTGGTGCTGCTGGAACGATATTCCCGGGAATTGCGGCGGGGAGTGGTGGTGGTGTCTGGGCGGTTCGAAACGGGTTTTTACTCGGGCCAACTGCAGTAGCGCATTCAGCTGATTTATCAGGTTCATATGACTTATCCGGGATTAATCTGCGTGGTTGCGATCTATCTGGCGGTAATTTCACGGGCGCGGCATTCGGAAACAATAATATCAATGGTGCGAGTTTCATAAATGCGACACTTACTGGTGTTTCGAGTATTGGCCTCGTTGGCGGCGCCGCGGCTATATTTGCAGGGTCATCCGCGAGTTATACGATTCGTAGTGGGTTTATTGTTGGACCGGGTGTCAATCTCTCAAATAAAACATTAACGAGTATAAATCTCTCGAACATCGCGATGACAAGCGCGAACTTAACCAGCGCAAACCTAACAAACGCGATACTCACTGGTGCTGACATCTCTGGCGCGATAATGACGGGCGCGACCCTGGCGGGTGTTATATCCGGACAAATAGTTTCTCCGGCCACAGGCGCGGCCGTCTCCCTGCCGACAAACTTCCAACTACGTGGGGGGTTTATAGTGGGTCCTGCGTGTAATCTCTCGGCGGGGAACCTGACAAACGTGGATTTATCGGGGGTTAATCTTGCGAATGCGACCATAACGAGTTCTACGAATCTCTCGAATACACTAATAACAGGCGCCACATTGACTGGAATAACATTTACGACGATTCAGAAGTCGCAATTGAGGCGAAATGCGGCGAATGTGGCGGCGGGGATTGCTGGACTGACCATAACTACGATGACGCCGAGTGATTTAGTATCGTTGAATACGGCGATACGTCCGACTGATGTTATACGACTTACAGGTGGTGTGGATGTATATTCCCCGACGATTGGTGGCGGGGCAGGAGGAACCACGGTGGTTTCTAATTTCACGACGGATGCTAGTTCAAACCGGGCGTTTTATGTGGATATTCCGAACAATACTGCATTTCAAATAACGGGGAATCGCGCGGGGGATGGTAAGCAGTATATAAGTAGTGGCGCAACAGGTAGTGGCGTAATAACCGAGGCAGATGGGTCGCAGAATACGGTGACGGTTATTCGGATACGTAATATGGCATACCGCGTGTATAGTGGATCCGTTATTGGGATTCCTCTCTCCATCAACGAATACAAACTAAGCGGAACGGTTGGATTATATGATGTGCTGATAGAAGGCAACTACGGTAATGCCCCGCGTGGTAGCACTGGGCCGGTGGGGGTGCCAGGCGCAAATGCCGTGAATGGTGCAACGGGTGCAACTGGCCCGGCCGCGGCATCGAATGGCGCAACAGGCGCACGAGGTGAAATAGGGACAACCGGCCCCGACGGATACACGGGTGCAACAGGTGAAGATGGGCGTACAGGGCCGGATGGTGCGACGGGGCATACAGGTATTCGTGGCGAGAAGGGGCCGCCTGGATCGGCAACAGAGATCGGAGACACAGGCCCCACTGGTCCGAATGGGGATACGGGAATGACCGGACCACGTGGTATTCCAGGTGTGGTTGATTTCATCGGGCCTACCGGGCCATCCGCGTCGACCTTGGCGGCCACGGGGCCACACGGTGCATACACAACACAAGGTGCAACCGGTGCAACAGGTGCGACAGGTCCAACTGGAGAATCCGCGGTTTGGAAATATTATACATACCCCGCCGGGTTAGGAGGAACCACGGCCAATACGGGAAGCACAGGAAGTATATATTATGAGGGGCGAGTCGCGATAGGAAAGCCGGCGCCGGATGGCGCATTTGCGCTGGATGTGAGTGGTAGTATCCGATGTATTGGTATAAATAACGTGAGTGATTACAGAATTAAGGCAAATGTGCGCGACATCCAAGACCCGGAGACGGCGCCGACGATGACGGAATTACGCGGCGCTTATTACTTGAATACATTGACAAATAAATACGAGTATGGGTTCATTGCACACGAAGTACAAGAAAAATATCCGGAACTCATCTACGGAACAAAAGACCATGAAACAGAGTTGCAGTCGGTGGACTATCGGTCAATGTTTGCCATACTTGCGAGAGATATACAAGACCTCAAGAAGCGGGTCGAGAGAATCGGAATGGAGGAATGAGTCCGTCCGGTAGGATGACCGAAGAATATTCTTATGTTAGTATAGTAGCGTAATATCTATAATAACATACAAAATCGATAAAAACATAACAACGCAAAGAATCATATGACTTATGCGCCAAATCAAACCGGTGCGGACTTATCTGGAGTAAATCTCTCGGCCATCAATTTTACAAACTTCAATTTTACGAACGCCAACCTAACCAATGCGAACCTGACAAATACCACACTCACCGGTGCGAACCTAACAAACACGCGAATCGTTGGCGCGAACCTGACGGGCGTAGCCGCATTTACAGAAGGACAGAAAATCCAGTTGCGCCAGAATGCGGACAACGTTGCAGCCAATATTGCAGCGATCGCGCTTCCAGCAACATTAACTACTACGACGATTATTTCAATTGTGCCGGCGATTAATCAGGCCGATATTGTGAATATTAGCACGATTAATGTGATAACACCAGTAAACAATAGTGTCACGATTACGCCGAATATAACCGAGGGGTTTTATATTGGCACGGCGTCTGATATACCGATTCAAATCAATGGTATCGCGTATCAATCCACTGGTAGTGGCGCCAATGCCCAAGTAGTCGATGGAAACGGAACCCCAGTCAACTTCATAAAGATTGGTGCAGTATTATACCGTGTTTACGCGGGTTCGATTATTGGAATACCGGTAGATCCGGACTACTATAAAGTGAAATCCTATGGGTTGGGAGCGGTTCTCAATGTTGCAGCAATTGGAAGCGATAGTGGGAATGTGGGTCCAACGGGTGCAACGGGGCCGGTGGGAATTGCGGGTGTCCTTGGGGCAACAGGTGCGACGGGTGTATTCGGGTATCAAGGACTCACTGGCGCGACTGGTCCATGGGGTGCAACTGGCGCACAGGGACCGACTGGTGAAACGGGGGCGTGGGGTATAACCGGCGCGAACGGACTTCTAGGCGCAACTGGACCGACTGGACCCGTAGGTCCGACGGGGTCAAATTCGGGAAAGGGGAATACTGGTCATACGGGTTCGAAAGGCCCAACAGGTTCCACAGGTGTAATCGGGCCACAAGGTGTTTATGGAATAACGGGAAATACGGGGGCAACTGGCGCGATTGGTCATACGGGACCCCACGGTGAAAGCGTGGACGTGGGAAATACAGGTGCAACCGGTGTTTACGGTGTGACGGGTGCGAATCTGTGGGGGCGAACCGTAAGTAGCATATACTACAGTCTCGGGCGAGTAGGTATACAAACAAGCGCCGCGCCAGGGGCCGCTGCATCTACGCAATATTTACTGGACGTCAGCGGAAATATAAGAACAACCGGTGTTATGAATATCAGTGATTACCGAATTAAGCACGATATCGTTTATTTGAATACGGATGCGACATCGCGAGAGATTTTATCGAATCAAATACGGCAATTGCGGCCGGTTATGTTTCAGAACAAGACGAAAAATAACGAGTGGGAATACGGGTTTATCGCGCATGAAGTCCAGGAGATATTTCCGGAAATCGTAAACGGCGTAAAAGATACAGCGGGAGACTATCAGGCAATTAGTTATCACCAATTATTCGCGATTTGTTGCGAAGAAATCAAGACATTAAAGGCGCGACTAGAAAAATTGGAATCAAGGCGTTTACGATTACGGTAAACATTGAATATTATATTATTCATATAGTTCAGTAGAATAACATAATATATAACATCAAGCGAGAAGAATAGAATACAGAATATAAAGGGATACAAAACCGTTCAATGACGCTGAAAAATATTCTTCTCATTGACAAACGGGTACAAGATTACGAAACAATCGTACGCGCGACTGACCCGGAGTTATGTATTCCGGTATTGTTTGATTATTATACAGATACCATCGAGGATATCAAGACGCGGATATCTACTGCATGTCATTCGGAACCGACCCCGACCGACGACGGTTCGTATCGGTGTATTGGTTTGATTCAACATAATTATAATCACCCTTTTTATTCGTTGGTTTCCAATGAGAATAGTAATAGTGTTGTGTGGGGTATAAAAGAACGCGATCCAGAACTCGCCACATGGGCGCCATTGCGCGACTTGATCGCCTGGTGCCACACGACACCGGAAATCGCCACCGCGTATTTTGATATGATGGCGTGTGCGCTCTACGCAAACAAAGATTGGAAATACATCATCGACACGCTAACCGAGCAGACGGGTGCAACCATCCGCGCATCGACGGATGACACAGGTGCGGCCACGCTGGGCGGAGACTGGTTCCTGGAGTCGCATACTGGCG